AATCACGGAAATGAACAAATATTTCTAGAAAAAGGAGAACGCATCGGTCAATTAGTATTAAATAAAGTTGAACAAATAGAATGGAATCCTGTATTAGCATTAGCTGACACAAATAGAGGTTCTGGAGGGTTTGGATCAACAGGAAAACAATAAATTATGTTTGGAGTAACAGAAAATACACTTTGGGTAGAAGCATTTAGACCCAATACATTGGATGGATATATTGGTAATGAACATATTATCGATAAAGTCAAAATATTCATTGAGAATGGAGATGTTCCACATTTATTATTTTATGGAGGAGCAGGCACAGGTAAGACTACATTAGCAAAGATTATTGCAAATAACGTAGATGCTGATTTAATGTATATTAATGCATCTGACGAAAACTCAGTAGACGCAGTAAGAGATAAAATAAAAAGATATGCATCTACAGTAGGATTTAAAAGATGGAAAATTGTTATACTAGATGAAGCTGACTATTTAACTCCTAATGCACAAGCTGCGTTAAGAAACTTAATGGAAACATATAGCAAGACTACTAGATTTATATTAACATGTAACTATGTAGAGAAAATTATCGATCCAATACAAAGTAGATGTCAGACATTTGCAATCACACCACCTAATAAAACTGATGTAGCAAAACGATTGGTTACTGTGTTAGATGAAAAAAATATATCATATGATGTACAAGATATTGCAGCAATTATTAATGCATCATATCCAGATATTCGTAGAGCAATTAATGCAGCACAAGCATCAGTAGTGGATGGCACATTGCAATTAGATAAAGCAAGTGCTATACAAGCAAATTATATGACCGAAGTATTGGAAATGCTTAAAAATTCTAAAGATAAAAAAGCAACCTTCAATAAAGTAAGGCAATGTATTGCAGATAGTAAAGTACGAGATTTTACGCCACTATATACATTTCTATATGATAATCTAGAAGAATTTGCTACGGGGCATATTGCAGCAATGATATTAATTATTGCTGAAGCTCAGTTTAAAGACGCAACTGTTGTTGATAAAGAAATAAACATAATGGCTATGTTTGTTAATATTATGAATGAAATATAAGACAAGTAGTAATGAATCAACTCAATCCAAATATTAAGCCAACCGATATGCAACCTATTATATGCAAAGAGTGCGGAGGTATGTATTTTCGTCAGGTAATGGCCATTAATAAAGTTTCAAAATTCTTAACAGGACAAGACAAAGATACCATGGTACCAGTACCCGTATTTAGATGTGATGACTGTGGTGCTATACCAGAAGAATTTCAACCAGTAAAAATAAAGAAAAATGACAAGTAAATTTGAAATTGGCGATAAAGCTATAAAACCCAAAGGATATGATTTTCCATGTACTATAGTATCAGTGTTTACTACAGTTAAGGGAGATATTCGAGTCGTAGGAGAAATGGACGACTACGGTCTATTACATATATTCAATGAAAATCAATTAGAATTAGCAAAATAAATATATGCACGAAATATTTCACATTATCGGATTATGTCCTGATCATTTTAGTCATATTAATTTAATTGATATTGTTATGGCAAATCACGAAAACTTATCACAAATTAATCCTAATCTAATAATAAAAAAACTATGGCGGAAAAGATCTTAAAAGGAACAATTACTATTGTATTTAAAACTAGTAATCGAACCAATGCTCGTGTAAAAATGAAAACATATAAAAAAAAGAGTATTGATGATATTTTAACTGCAAAAAAATTGGTTGGCGTCCCAGAAAATGCTATAATATTGGAAATGGGAATGGGTACCGAGTTTGAAAAACAATGGAAACAAAAATATAAATTATAATGGCAAGTATATTTGATTTTATAAACGGCGTAACTAGTAAAAAGAAAAAGTGGGAAGAATGGTCAGAACCAGATCAAAAGAAGTTTGCTCCATTTATTGTGAATAGGTGGCTATCAATGAGAATGGAACTAACTGATTTAGTTAATGAACTTCAATGTTATACTATTGGTCAATTGAAGCCTAGAGATACATATAAATTGTATCATGATCTATTACCAAGTAATAAAGCATTTGCTAAATATATAAAAGGCAAGAAATCTGATAAGTATGATGTTAAACTAATACAGCAATTTGCAGAGCATTATCAAGTAAGTAAATCCGAAGTAACTGAATATTTAGAATTATTAGATAAAGACAGTTGTGATCGAATACTTTCATTATATGGATATAATAAAACAGAAAAAAAGAAATTATTGAAAGGAATAAAATGAGTATAAAAGAAATACCATTCACACATACCCAGAAACATTATATCGGCAAGGATAGTCTATATAAATTTGCAACAGATTGGGAACTCAATGCATATGAATTTGATATTCTCAAACGAATTGTAAGATGTCGACGGAAAGGTAACTTTGAACAAGACTTAAATAAAACTAAAGATGTAATTGATATTTATCTAAAAGAATTTGATGACTAAGAAAAAGCCTGATCAAGTAGTTGACAATCCTGGCATCATGCCGTATACTACAAACGTAGGTGCACCAGCTATACGCAAAGACGATGTAGATCTATGGAAACAACGAAGTGTAACAAAAGTTAATCACCAATTTAAAACTAGGTTTGAAGAACTCAAAAAACAATATGAACAATTGGTAGATGAGTTTGAATGGAATGATCTTGTATATAATGCAAAATATTCTTTCGAGCCAATTATTGGCGAAACATATCATTTATATTACAAAGGGGATGAACCATTCCTTTCTTTAATTGCGCCTAATGAATGGAATAAACCTTATATTGGATCGTTTACGTTAGATAGTAATAACAAATGGATTAAACAAAAATAAATTAGGTTATTAGCAATATTTTTCTTATATTAATAATAAAAGAAGTAATATGGCAAATCATGTTTATACTAATATTCATATACGATTCGAAGATGAAAAAGCGTGTCGTAAATTTGAATCCGATATTTTGCAATATGATAAATGGATGAATAGTCCCGATACAGATGACTCTGTAACTACATATTGGCAACGAATCACGAAACTACAAGATTCATATTTTAACATAATATGTCCTGATGTAGAACAAACAAGGGATGATTATATTGACAAGTTGGGTGCAAAATGGATATCTTTTGAAGATATCGATATCGACGAATCAGAAATTAATTTAAACATAACTTCAGCATGGAGTCCAGCCCATGGTTTATTTGAGAGAATCTATAATCATGTTTCAGAGATGGATCCGGATGCTAGTCTACTAATTGATTGGGAAGATGAGGGGATGAATTTTATTGGTGCTGCATCATATAATAAATTCGGCGATGATTGGGATGAATATGAACCAACCGAAGAAGATTTACTATTACTAAATGATGAGGACGAAGATCGCAGTGATGAATTTTATGAGATGATTAATGATCGAATGTCTGAATTAATAGATTGTGTATTATATAATACTAGTTTCACATTAAATGGATCTGATGAGTAAAGAAAACGTAAATTATATTAGTCCGGTTTATAGATTGTCAGTAAGAGATCCAAAGTCGGTGCCAACTAGAATTTCATATTCACAATGGTCAATGTATGAAAAATGTCCATTGAATTGGAAGTTAGCATATATTGATCGATTAGCACCATTCACGGCATCTATCGATACTGTCTTTGGAACTGCATTCCATGAGACACTTCAACACTTTCTAACGGTTATGTATACTGAGTCTGTAAAGAAAGCAGATGCAATAGATTTACCAGACTTATTAATGGAAAATCTTAAAATTGAATACAGTAAATGTGTTGCTGATCGTAACGGTGAGCATTTTTCGAATCCATTACAATTAGCAGAATATCATGAAGATGGTGTTGCTATATTAGATTGGTTCAAAAAGCGTAGAGGACAATATTTTTCAAGTCGTGATTATGAGTTGCTAGGAATAGAAATGGAATTATGTACTCCAGCATCTCAAAAGAATTCATCAGTTTATTGGTACGGATTTATGGATTTAGTGTTACGGCATAAACCTACTAATACTATAGAAATTTTTGATATAAAAACTAGCAGAATGGGTTGGAATAAATATCAAAAAGCAGACTCATTAAAGTCAGCTCAATTAGTTACATATAAAACATATTTCTCAGAACAATATGGTGTTCCTAAGGAAAATATCAATGTAGAGTTTTTCATAGTTAAGCGAAAGCTAATGGAAAATTCAATGTTTCCTCAAAAACGGGTTCAGCAACATCAACCAGCATCGGGTACAGTTACACAGAAAAAAATACAAAAGCGTATAGATGAATTTATAGAAACATGTTTCGACGAAGCTGGAAATAAGAATAAAGAAAGAGAGTATTTGGCATTAGCCGGTAAGGGGGCTAAACATTGTAAGTGGTGTCCATTTAAAACTGATTATGAAAATTGTCCTAAAGAAAATAGGATTCGAGAATAGTTTTTTATATTATATAATATATGTATAAACCACATAAACATAAACACGTATATGTATATGATTTTGTTTTGAGTAAACACAAATCACATAGTGTCGGATATGCAAAGTGCGAATATA